GATACTGGTGCATACCGTGCTTCACATATTGTCTCGATTAGATCTGCAGATTTAGGCGTGCGTGAACCTGAAACAAACCCTGTTAACGATGCAGCAATTCAAGCTGTAAAGATTAAATTGGGCAATTTGGTCTACATTCAGAATAACCAACCTTATGCTGATCGTTTAGAAAACGGTTGGTCTGATCAAGCGCCACAAGGTATTTATGGCCTCACGTATAACTTTATTTCTCAAAAGTACGGTGGCTAAAATGGCAATGACTTTAGAGCAGACAAGGCAAGCTATTATTGATCGCATGCAAGCTTTTACCAGTATTACGCAAGACAGAATCCAGTATCCAAATTTACCAGGCTTTACGGTGCCTAAGGAAGGTTTGTGGTGCCGCTTAACGATTGCAGGTGGTCCCAGTTTTACTTCTGGCATTGCAGATAAGCCATGTACTCGCCGTACCGGTAATATCATGATTCAATGCTTTGCACGTCCCAATTCAGGAATAATCGAAATCACAAAATTGAGTGATGCATTACTTGCCCATTTTGAATATTTCACAATCGAACACTTAGAATGTTTGAATGGTCAATCCATCTATGCGGGTAAAGATGCTGATTTCATTCAGTATAATGTGAGCATTGGGTACAAGGTGAATTGATATGTCATGTATACTGACTTTAGAAGAAATCGAAATTAAACGGCAAGAGCTGGAAAGACATCTTGAAGATGTTATGGCTGTTGAACTGAAGAAGTGGCAAAGCGAAAATAAGCTATGTGTTTCCGATGTGAATATACGCTTGGCTAATGTTGATTGTCTCGGAGGGCCTAAACATAACGTTGTTACTGGAGTAAGTGTTGATTTAGATTACAAACCTTAAATTACTTTAATTAAATGACCGCTAAGAAGCAGTTTTTTACGTCTTTCCACTACCACCTCATCGGTGGTTTTTTTATGTCTATAGGAATCACTTATGAGCAATTTTGTTTTTAAGCGTGGTGACACATTCAACTTGAACTTGCAGCTGGTTGATATGGATGAAACCCTGCAGTATCCACCGGATGATGTTCGCCGAGCAATTGATCTAACTGGTTACACCTTTACTTCACAGGTTAAAGCTCTGGCTGATGGCGCTGCTGTGGCCACCTTGACTTGTGCTGCATTAAATCAAAGTACACAGAAGGGATGGCTTAACGTTAAATCAGGTGCAAGCACAGCAGCTTGGCCTTTAGGTCTGTGCCAGATGGATATTAAAGCTGTTGTAAGTGGAGTCACCCAGCACACGGATACTCTGATTTTCCAAGTGATTGATGGGGTAACAGCATAATGGCAAATCTTGTATTTAAATTTAATTGGGATCATCGGCCATTCCCATATAACGCCTCACAGGGCAAGCGGCAATTTATGTTGCCATTCGCTTCCGGCATTCCCAATTTAAGCCCAAACTTTTCGCAAGTCCAAGGAACAGCGGCAGTCACACAAGGGGGAACTGGTGCAACTACAGCGACTAATGCACGAGCTAACCTAGGTGCAGCGGCAAGTGGTGTAAATAGTGATATTAGTGAGCTTAAGGGACTCACAACCCCTTTATCAATTTCTCAGGGAGGATTAGGAGCTGATAATGCACAGACAGCTAGAATGAATTTGGGATTAGGAACTGCTGCCATACTCACATCAACAACAAGTCAATATGATCCTACACCGGGAAGAGCACTAAGAGTCGGTGATTGGGGGATGGGGGCTGAAGGGTCTCGTGCATCTGATATGGTTGCTCCTCTTAATAATGGTTTTTTTCGAACAGATGACACTTTAACAAATGATACTGGTAATAGTATCGGTCCTTATGGTTTTTTTATACACTGTACCCGACGCTCAATGGGTGCATATACAGATGGAAGCCATTCATTTCAGCTTGGGAAAGCAGCGTCATATTCTGTACTGAAATATCGATTTAATAATAGTGGTACTTGGTCTAATTGGTTTAATTTATTAACTGCACAAAATACTACAACTGATGGAAATGGTTTTATTAAAGCAGCATCACCTATTGTCAAGTTGTTTAATGATCATATTGAACTCAATGACGAAGCTGAAAGGCAACCAATCACTTTCGATAAGTTGGGTACTGGTGATTACTTAGTGAAAGGCTCATTAGGTTTTGCTCAGGAAGGCTGGTACATTGAAGTACCTAAGGATGCCAACGGTAATACGGTAGTAGCAGTTGAATATTCAACCTTAGAAAATGGTGATCTTTCAATTAAAACTTATAAACGTAAGTTTGATGTGGAAAAGGCAGCCATTGTAGCTGATCTCGAAAATCCACTTGATATTCCAGAAGGCCGCTGGATTGATATTCGTCTGCATGAAGAACCTGAACCAGAGCCTGAAGAGCTTTTGAGTGAAACACCAGTGGATTTCCAGCCTACTAACTTATCTCAGGCAGTTGCTGCAGCCATGAATGGCGTGGAACCGCCAGAAATCTCAGACACAGACGAAACACTTTAATAACCCGCTTAAAAAGCGGGTTTTTTATTGCCTAAATTTTGGAGAACCATAAATGAGTTCAGGCGCAAAAATTCGATTATATGCTTGTGAAGAAGCAGTTTTAGGAACAACTCCAGCAAACCCGATCTGGTACACAGTTCGCCGTGTAAGTGATGGTTTATCTGAAAATGTTTCTACTGAAGAAAGCAGTGAAGTGGTTGATTCACGTTTTCGACAAGGTGGGGTAGTTACTGAAGCAGAAGTAGCAGGTCAGTTAGAGTTTGAATTATCACTTGGAACATTTGATCTATTCTTAAGTGCTTTAGCCTTCAATAATTGGGCGGGTAACGCTTTAAGTTTTGGTGGTACGGTACGTAAGTCATTAACGCTGGTTAAAGTTTTCGAAGATGTTGGCCAAGTCTTTATTTATCGTGGAGTACAGGTTAATTCTGGTGAAATTACTATCCAGACCACGGGGAAAATCACTGGTAACTTTGGTCTTGTAGGTAGCTCGTTTACTCGTCAGCAAACTAACCCTGTAGTGAATCCGGTGGCAGCCTCAACTCGTCCGCTGGTGAGTATGCCGAACGTGGAAAACTTGCTTGTAAACGGCCAGTCAATTCAAGGTAAAGCGTGCATGCAATCGCTTACGCTTTCAATTAACAACAATCTTGAAGCGATCCGTTGTATTGGTTCTGGTAAATACACACCTGAGTTTTACATTGAAAAGATGATGGATATTGAGGCGAATGCTTCTTTCATGTTCTCGTCAACTTCAGCAGGGTGGATTGATGCCATTAAAACACGTGATGTATTTACACTGACCTTTGATATTAAAGACAGCAAAGGCAGTAAATACTCGTTTAACTTCCCTCAATTAGAAGTCATGGAAGCCAATCACCCGGATGGCGGTGGTGATGACATCATTACTGTAGATATCAACTTTGCCCAAGTTCGTACAGCGCCAACAATTGTACGTGCTCTTGTGTAATCAACTTATTCAGTAACAAAGCCTATGGAATCCCATGGGCTTTTTTATTTCTAAAAATTAGAGGTTGCTATGGCTTTAAAAGTCGGAATTATTAAAAGCTCGGACGTATCAAAATGGTGCGAATACAAAGGTGCTGATGGAGAGGTACAGGCAGAATTTAAAGTCCGTGGTATCGCTTATAAGCCTTTTCAGGTAGCGATTGAACGAGCAGGAAATCAGATCTCGTCTAAAGGCTATGATGTGATGGTCAAAGATGAAAATGCCAAGCTTTACCATGAATTGTTAATGGATGCTTGCGCCGCCCACTTAATTGAAGATTGGAAGGGGATAGTTTTTTCTGAGGTTGTGGACGGCCAGCCAGTTGAATCGGAAAAGCCTTATACCCCTGAGAATGCTTCAAAACTTCTCAATCAAGGTGACATTGGTATTGCGATCTGGTTATTCATCAAAGAACAGGCACAGAAGATTCAGGAAGAAGCCGACAAGGACAAGGCTTTAATTCTGGGAAAGTCATCGAGCTCTACAAATACCAAAAAACGTATGCGTCGAAAACGCCGCACGAAATCGAGCAAATCAAGTTCTTAGGTGGTCGTATTCCTGATCCGCCAGAATATTCGTATGCGGCTGATTCCATTCTTTCGGCATTTAGTACTATTGCCAGATCCCGACGATATGAGCAGGGTATCCCTTTATCTTTAGATCAGCAGGCAATCAATGTCTATGCAGAGCATAATGATTTGCCAGTGGCTGCTCATATTTTTAATGACTGTATTTTTGCATTGGATAACTTGTTTTTAGATGAAGCCCATAAAAAAATAAATTCCAAGTCCTCAAAAAAGTAACCCTAGAGTTATTTACATATAATAACTCTAGGGTTATTATTATCTCATCAAGTTAATAAGGGATTGGTGTGAAAAGTCTGGATTTAATCAAAATGATTGAAGCAGATGGTTGGTATGAGGTTAGGGTTTCAGGAAGTCATCATCACTTTAAACACCCAACCAAAAAGGGGTTAGTTACAATCCCACATCCTAAAAAGGATTTACCAAACGGAACTGTTAAAAGCATTTTGAAACAAGCGGGTCTAAATTGACCCGCTGTTTCCCGACTTTAAATACTATATCCCTTACAACTAATCATAACGCAGTGGGCGATATGTTTATGCCAAGGGCATGGAGTGTTGAGATGTTATATCCAATTGCAATTGAACGAGGATCAGATACTGAGGCATTTGGTGTCACTGTTCCTGATATTCCAGGTTGTTTTAGTGCTGGTGACACACTTGAAGAAGCTATTGAGAATGTTAAAGAAGCTATTTCAGGCCATTTAGAAATATTGGCTGAAGATGGTGAGGAAATCCCATTAGCTTCCGAACTAGTTAAATTTGTCGATGATCCTGAATATAAAGGAATGATCTGGGCGGTTACCGAAGTTGATGTTAGTCGTTATCTGGGTAAACCAGAAAAAATCAATGTTACTTTACCAAGCCGTTTGATTCGTAAAATTGATGAGAATGTAGGTAAAGGTAAGAGATATACTACTCGATCGGCTTTCTTGGCTGCTGGTGCTGAAAAACTTTTACATGCATAGCCTGATTTAAAAGACCACCTTCGGGTGGTTTTCCTTTATGTGACATTTAGTAACCAGTTTGTTAAAGTTAAAACAACTTATAACAAATGGTGAAATTCATGAAAAAAATATTGGCTGCGGGTTTAATTGGTCTTGGGTTGGTGGGGTGCGCTACTCCAGCCTATAATTATCAAGCTATACCTAAAAATATAAGCAAACCGCCAATTGGATCAGTTAATAAAGCATTTGTAGGGGATCAAATGCTTGAACAGGGAATGGTGGTTGATCGTGAAGTTCTAAACGTCCCTGAAAATATTAAAATTAGTTTTGCTTATTCACTTACTTCAGGCATTTACTTAAAAACAGGCAAAAATGAAAAAGGGCAATATTTTCAGCCATTCAACACTGTCAGTGGTGGGGGGATGGTTCAGAAAAACCCTTTAGCTGACCCATTTAAAGTAGTTATGTTAGATACTGAAGGTAAGCTCTGTGTAGTAACAGTATTTAATGCAAAAAACTGTACTGATAAACATCAAGCTACTATGAAGACAGTAGCAATTGCATCAGATAATTCCTTCCAACAAACATTAATTTATAGTGGAAAATTTGGAAATAAAATTAATGTCGGGTACCGTGAATTCTCAAGTAATCAAGCACGTCCTGCATTCAATAATGATGTTGAATATGATTTAAGCCAATCTAAGCAAATAGGTTATAAAGGTGCTTTATTGGAAGTAATTGATGCCACTAATCAAGATATTACTTACAAAGTTTTGAAGAACTTTAACAAGGTAGATTAAGATGAGTGCACCACAATATAAACCAATGAGAGAAAGTGAAGTTTGTAATGCTATCGGGTGGGTGTTAATAGCTCTTGGCTTTATCGCAGGTTTTTTATTTATTCTTGCATTTGGTCGAATTGAAGTAGCTTCTTACTATGGTAAAGAAACGGTTTGGTCTGGAGTTATGATAGCAACAGGAATCGGAATTATATTTAATGGATTCCTTGCAGGCTACTTATTTCAAAAAGTAGCTAGTATTCTTCGTTACCATGAGAATAAATAATATCTTGCATAAGCACCCTAGGATGCTTTTTAAAATTGGTTTAACTACCCTGCTTGGTAATTATATTTAACTTAAAAAGAACTACCCACTCATTGAGTGGGTTTTTTATTGCCTAGAGGAAAGTAAAATGGCACAAGAATCCCGTTTGGTCATTGTTATTGATTCGCAAAATGCTGAACGTAATGCGCGTAATCTAGGCAATGAACTTGTTAGCATTGAACGTAAAGGTGAATTTGCATCTAAGTCTATGGACAGCTTGTCTGTAGCCACCAGAGCTTTAGCTGGACACATGGCTGGTTTATTAACAGTAGGTTCAGCCATTTCAAAGATGGATACATATACTGGATTACAAAATCGCCTTAAGTTAGTCACTAACAATCAAGTTGAACTAAATAAAGCAACGGAAGACACTTTCCGAATTGCTCAAAAAACCTATTCAGCTTGGGATTCTGTGTTACAGGTTTACCAGCGTTTTAGTGATAATGCCAAAACTTTAAACCTCACAATGGATGACACAGCACGTTTAACTGAAACAGTTTCTAAAGCTGTAGCAATTAGTGGTGCAAGCGCAGAAGCTGCTGATGCAGCTTTAGTTCAGTTCGGGCAGGCCTTGGCTAGTGGAACGTTGCGTGGAGAAGAACTTAATTCTGTAATGGAGCAAACCCCAGCACTAGCAAAGGCTATTGCTAAAGGTATGGGTATTACTGTAGGTGAATTACGTTCAGTAGCAGCTGAAGGAAAAATTACTTCACAAGAAATTGTAAAAGCGCTTAGAAATGTAGAATCTGATGTTGATGCTCTTTTTGCTAAAACAGATATCACAATCGGGCAGTCTCTCACACTCCTAAACAACGAGATCACAAAATTTGTTGGCGAAGCAGGTAAGGGAAGTGGTGCGGCACAGGTATTAGCTGGATCAGTTCAAACTCTTGCAAGTAATTTAGATTTAATTGCTGATGGGGCTTTAGTAGTTGGTATTGGATATATCACTCGTGCAATTTTGATGAAGAGCGCTGCTATTAAAGAGGGAATGGCTTCAACTTTAGCGAGCCGCCAAGCATCTGTATTAAATGCTCAAGCAGAATATGCAGAAGCTACCGCTGCTTTGAATGCAGCAAAAGCTCATCTCGCGAATGTGCGAGCAACAAATGCAGAAACCCAAGCTAAATTTGGAGCAACTGCGGCAGCAACTCGATACGCACAAGCACAGGCAGCAGTAACTGCTGCTACAAATGCACAAACTGCTGCGCAAACACGCCTCTCAGCAGCTTCTTCTTTAGTTGGTAGTATTGGTAGCCGAGCATTAGGACTTATCGGAGGTCCAATTGGAGCAATTACCTTAGGTGTATCCGCTCTGGCTGCAACTTACACTTATTTTAAAGGTAAGGCAGAAGAAGCGAATAGAACTCTCGCTGAACAAGCCGAAGTGGCTAACCGTACTGCTGAAGAATTAAAAGGCTTAAAAGGTGAGGCAAAAACCAAAGCTATTAATGACTTAACAACGGCTTTTAAAGCTCAAAATGAGGAGTTGAAAAAAACAGAAATGGCTGTTGGTTCAGCTTTAATTGATATTCAAAACTACGGTAAAGGTAATGTTGAACTTACAAGGATTTCTAATGAAGCTCGATTGGGCACGATTAGCTACAAGGAGGCTATGGAGCAACTTGCTAAGCAGAAGTTACCCCCAAGCTTAAGAGATGCATTGAAGGAGCAAATCGACAAATATAATGAAGCTTATGAAAAGGCTGATAAGACCAAAACAGCCATTAAATTGCTTGGTATTGA